TGCTCTTCTTGCTTGGTGATGTCGATCAGGCGCGTGACGTCCAGCTTTTCCGCAGCGCCGCCGCCGATGCTGTAGCTGGTGGATTCAGACAGCGTTGCCCAGGTGGCCACCGGCGTGAATGTGCCGGCCGTGAAAGCGCTGTAAGCCGTGGTGTTGAGGCCTTGCAAATCGAAAGCGTTGGCGGCCGTGTTTTTCACGCGCGTGGCCTGCCCCTCGAGCTGCGCCATGCCGGTGACGCCGGACCAAAAGCCGACTACGTCGTTGGCCATGCCGTGCGACGTGCTGGTGGCCACACCCGGGGATGCCAGGGTGACAGCGGTGACGGTTTTCGAGGCAGAGTAGGTGGCGGCGATTTCGACGCGGACGCCGCGCCCTTTAACGTTTGCCATGGTGGTGGCTCCTTCTTCAGTTGCCGGCGCGGTGCCAGCGGGTTGTGGAAACGAGGGTCAGAAACAAAACAGCCCGCGTGCTGCGGGCTGTTGGGGTAGCGCGGGTGCGCGGCGGGCGGTGGTGTTTCATTCCCACCACTCCACGGTTAGCTGCACACCATCCAAGCCAAGATCGGGGTCATTCGTGGTGGCGCGGCCGGTTACCACCGCGCCCGATGCCGCCGGGGCAGTGGCCACCGCTGCAGTCACCGCATCGGCCACTGCAGCAGCCTGCGCACCGGTGCCGGCCCAGCACTGCACGTCTAGCGTGCAGACGTCGGCCAGCACGCTGTTGTCAAGGCCCAACGTCAGTTCGTGCCGGGCGCTGAACACCACCAGCGCGCCCGTGGCGCCCTCGGCAATGGCGTCTTGCGCAATGCGCGGCCCCACCAGGGCGGCCAGCGGCGCATGCGCGGCCAGCGTGGCGCGGAAGTCGGCTTCAATGCTCATGGGGCCGGCGCCTTGGGTTTGTTCAGTCGGTCGATGGCCGGGCCGATGGCGCGCTTGAAAGCGTCCAGCGCCAGTGGCAGCGCCTGGGCGCCCTTTTGCAGGAACCCGAACGCGCGGGTGCCGGTGGCGGTGCCGAAATTGATGAAGCGCCAGTAGTACGGGTCTAGCGGGCTTTTGGCGCCGCGCTGGGTTTTGGTCACCTGGCGGCGGGTTTTCAGCTTGAATCCCAGCACGTTCTGCGTCTGCTTTTGAAAGCGCGCACCCTTGGCGGGCCGCACATTCACGAACACCCCCACGTCGCCCTTGGCGCGGGCGGCCTTGCTGGTGCGCACGCTGATGGCCTTGCGCACCAGGCCTGACGTGCGGTAGCCCTTGCGCACGGCCAGGCTGCTGGGGTTTAGCACCGGCGCAGCGGCCCGCGCAGCCTTTTGCACCAAGCGCGCACCAGCGGCCAGCGCGTTGCGCAACGCGCGGGCGCGCAGCTTGGGCACGATGCCTGCCAGCGCAGCCTTCAGCCCGGGAATGCCGGTGACCTTGGCTTCGATCATGCGGCACCGTCCCGCATGCCGGCGCTGCACATCAGCTCTAGCGCCACCCGCGCGCCGTCCACGTCCATGGGCTCGGCCACTATGGCGTGCGGCACACCGCGCCACAGCACGCGCATGGCGCCCGTTACGCCAGCGCGGTGGCGAATGGTGAATTTCACTGCGGCTTCACTCTGCATCTGGCCGGCTGCAAAGAATTCACGCCCGCGCAGTGGCTGCACGCGGGCCCACGTGCTGACTACATCGGACCATGTCTCCACGCGCTGGCCCAGGCCATCGACGGCGGCGCTGGGCTGCTGCAGGGTGATGCGCTGGTCAAACTGCCCGGCGGCGATGTTCACTGTGCTCATATGACGGTCAGGTGCCGTAGTACCGCCAGGGGTCCAGCAGGCTGTCTGCAAAGCGGCTGGGGATGTCGCTGATGCGCCCCGTGGCGTCGAATGCTTCGCGCTGGGCGAAGAGGTAGCCCACGGTAAGCCGCAGCCAGGCGCGAATGTCGTCCGGCACGTTGGCGCCTGCTGTGCCAAAACCGGCCAGGTAGCGCACGCGCACCGCGTTGATGCTGGGCTGCGTGGCGGGCCACACCGTGCCATAGGCCGGCAATATCCACGGCTCGTGCACGTTGGTGGCGTCCAGCGTGTAGGTGCCGGGGGCCATGATCTGCGTGCCGCCAGCGGTATCGGTGTAGCTGATGCTGACGATGCTGACCGCAGGGGCGCCGCGCAGTTTCAGCTCTGACACGTCCGGAAAATCATCGTAGTTTTGTTCAACCGTGCGCCTGATCAGCAGCTTCTGCGTAAGGCCTTCGCACTTGGCGCGGGCGCCGGCAATGCAGGCCAGCAGCACCGCGTCGTGCGCAGCGTCGTCAACACGGCAGTGCGCCTGCGCTTCGCCCAGGGTCAGGGGCTCTGCAGCTGCGGGGGTGATGACGATGAGGCCCATGGTGTGTGCTTGCGGGTGTTAGTTGACGGCGCGGCGGCGCGGGGTGTTGGACAGTGCCAACTGGCGCCGCGGCGTAATGGCTGCGTTCACCGGGGGGATGTAGGGCACGAAGGTGAAGTCCAAGGTCTTGCCGGCCATGGCAAAAGTGCCGGGCGCAATGTCCACTTCATAGTCCGGCACGGCCTGCGCGCCCTGCACGCTGAAGATGCCCGGCAGGCACGCCAGCGTGTAGGCCGCCACACCAGGCGCAGCTTCCAGCCACGACACTTGCGCCGTTGCGCCCGTGGGCGCGGCCTGCAGCCACGAAACATCGGCGCTGCGGCCTGGGGCGGCTTCGAGCCACGAGACATCTGCAGTGGCCATGATGTGCTGCCTGTCAGCCCAGGATGGTGATGCGCACGCGGCTGGCCGGCGCGCTGGCGGTTACCGCCAGGGTGTAGGTGGCAAAGGTGCTGGTGATTGCCTGCGCAGAGCTGGTGCCCACCACCGTGCCGGCACCGTTGAGAAGTTCCAGCGTCAAGGTGCCGGCGCCGCTGCTGGTGCGGGCCCGAACACCCAGCGCCCAGGCGCCGGCGGCCAGCGGGTACAGCAAAGCCAGTGTCACCGGCGCGGTGCTGCCGCTGAGTGTGGGGCTGATGATGTAGTCGGCATCGCTGGCAGATGCTTCGTCCACCATTTCGAAGAGCACAGCGCCGGAGCTGGCAGTCCAGCCCACGCCCGACACGTCAGCACCTGGCCGGCTGGTGGTGCCCACGCTGTTGACGGTAAGCACCACGGCGCTGCTGGTTGTGGTGCCGTTGCTGTCGGTCACGTTCACCCGGTACTGCGCGCCATGGTCACCGGCGCTGGTGTTAGCGGCCGTGGTGTGGCTGGCGGCAGTGGCGCCGCTGACGTTGCCGAAACTGCCACTGCCAGGGTTTGCGCGCTGCCACTGGTACGTCAGCGATCCGCCGCTGGATGTGGCCGCCACGCTGAAGGCAGCGGTGGCGCCTTCGCTGACGGTTTGCGCCGTCGGCTGGGTGTTGATGGTGGGGCCCGGTGCCACTGGCGTAGCCGATGCGCTGACCACGTTGCTGGTGCCGGCCTGGCACCAGTCCCAGGTGTAGGTTACGTCGGTGGTCAGGCCCGTGTCGGCCACCGTGAAAGGCGTTGCCGCCACGACCGTGCGGGACACGCCAGTGGACTCAATCGTCGCTGCGCTGGCCTGGCTGCCGCCCACACGGCGCAGGGACTTGGCTGTTCCGCTGGTGTTGCTGGTGACGCCGATGGTGACTGATGTTGCGCTAGCGACGACGGCAGTGGGGGCGGAGAGGACAGCGGCAGGCGAACTCCCCCGCACAACCATCGTGCCGGCCAAAAACGTTGCGCCACCTGTCGAGAACCCCGTGCCGGGGTTTTCCGTCGCTGCAGCGCTTTCGCGCGACCTGACGGCCAACGGGCCGTGACTTCCGTCTAAGAATGACTTGCTGGTGTTGTTGGAATAGCCGCTGGGATAGGCCGTGATGTCAGCGCCGGTGCGACCACCCAGCACGGTCCAGAGGTTATCGGAGCTGCCCCACGATGCGGTCAGGCTGGGCGGGTCGCCGTCGCCGCTGAAGTCTACCAACAGCGACGCCTCCATGCTTGCCAAGCCGCCGCCGGATGGGTCGGTAATCTGCTCGACGATCATTGCGATGTCGAGCCCACCCGTCCGCACCAGGGTCAGCGTGTCGGAACCTGTCGCAACGCGGCCCCACACGACACCTCTACGGCTGCTGCCTGATGCGCTTCCGGTCGGCCCCAACCGCGTCCAGCCGGTCGGGTCTGTCATGTCAGTGGTTGCGTCGGTCCTATATCCGCACGCCCGCAGAAGATTGCCGTTCGTTATGCTGGCGGGCAGCGTAGCAACAAAATCCGATGAGCCGTAGCCGGCGCCGGAAACTGCGGCCGAAACAATGCTGGGGAATGTCATGTCATGTCCTTATGCGACGATGCGCAACGCCCAAACGCGCCCGCCGAAGTGGTAACTGGCCGATGAGTTGCCGGTGGCCCAGACCACGCTGCGCAGCGCAGGGGCGTAGGCCATGCGTCCGTATGTCGGGCCAGCAGGCACAGGGCTCATAGCGCTGGGGGTGGCGCCGCTGATCGTGTAGGCTGTCCACGTCCAGGGGTTCGCTGGATTTGCAGGCACGTCGATCAGGTAATACTGGTCTTCGTTCCAGCGGCTCCAGAAGAAGAATTGGCCTGTTGCAGCGACGTAGCTCAGGCTGCCGCGCCCCCAGTTATGGTGCCTCGGTCCTGCGCCGTTGGTCCACGATACAAGGGCGCGCGTAGAGATGTTCGACGCGCCAGCGAACCAGTAGAAATTGGCGCTCTCTGTGCCCGTTACGTTAGCGCACGCAGCCTGCACGATGATGTCTTTTGCGGGGTGGTATTCGGCCAGTCCATTGTCCACGTAGCCGCTTGCATTTGGCACCACGGCGACCGTGTTCGACCATGTGCGTGTGGCGATGTCAAGATAGCTGACGTGGCCAATCGTGAACCCCGGCGGGCTTACTGGTATCGCCCTGTTGCGCAGCGTGTCAAGCACCGCTGCAGTGCCGGGCTCAGACCACGCGCAGGCATTTGTGCTCCACCGCGTCCATGTGTTTGTGGCGCGGTCGAAGCGGTGCGCCCACCCTGTGGTGCGGCTGGCACTGCGACCCACGGCACCCGACATCAAGCGGATCAAAGACCCCTTGTTACCCCCACCCAGCGCGGGCGGCAGTATGAACATACTGTCGTAGGTGTGCGCAGACCCCGGCACACCAGGCGCGACCTCTCTCGGGTTGGCTGTTGCTGTGTCGGCGAACGAATCAGGCGGTGCCCCGTTGGTGATGTACTCGTCGTACAAATTTGACCCGGCGGCCGGCGATGTCACCAGGGCAGTTGGCGCGAAAGGCTTGGTCCACGTCAATGCATCCAGGCCAGCCGCGTAGATGCCGTTGTCGTTGTTGGCTGAATGCCCGCCTCCATGAACGTCGATCTCACCGTAAGTGCCGACGTGCGGGTTGTACGCGCCGCCGCTGAAGTCCGACAGTTGCTGCGTGCCGACACCAGCAGCCCACACGCCATCCGTCCACACCGACTCCAAAGTGTTGGTCATCGGCGCAAGCGCAGCAGTGCCAACCACGGTCGGCACCCACGAGGGCAGCAGTCGGCGCGGCTTGACGGCTGGGCCTGGGCGGTTTCGCCACGAACTTGACAGGCCGCTTGCAATGACGCTCGCGGTGTAGGTGTCAGACCCGAAGTAACGCTGCGCCAAAA